TCCTAGAATGGTGGATGCTAGGCATCCTAGGTGTTTGGTGGCTTATATCAGTCATCAGTGTTTCGAATAAAGCAAAGCTAGAAGCTTATAGCGAAGGTATCAATCAGGGTGCAGAGATGTCCTTGAAGGTCCTTGAGATGAAAAAGATCATCGCTATTGATGAAGGTGGCGAGATCCGCGGCATAGAAAATAAAATATAATAACTGTGTACATTGCTTGAAATATGTCGTATAATTATACATCATGGGAGAATGTTATGAGTAAAATGGGAAATTATGTTATGGACCTCATCGAGGAAGGAATCATCACCGAGGAAGAGCTTCGCGATAACGGTGAGCCTTGTGTTCCTCCTTCAGAGGCAGAGTACAATACACTCGTAGAAAGCATTAACGACGAGATTCCGTTTTAATGTACTACGAGATCCGTGGCGGCAGCCGCCGTCAAAAGAAGCTTGCTGAATCAGCCTTATGGTTTGCAAAAAACGAGCTTCTTCCACGCATCAAGAACCTAGACATCGATCTCTCCATAGGCAAATATATCCTTGACGGATCAGTTGTGAGCGGTGATGATCGAGAGTTCTTTATTGAGATCAAGCGTGATCTACCTGATGATGAACTAGCAACTGCAATCTTTCACGAGTTTGTTCATGTCAAGCAGCATGTTCGTAAAGAGATCTTAGACTGCGACTTCAAGTTGCCCTACCGAGAACAGCCACACGAGATCGAAGCTTATAAACTAGAAGTTGAACTTTTTGAGAAGTTCAAAAATCTATAAATAGTATCATAATATTTTAAGGTACTATTATGCTAAGCTTTAAATCTTTCATCGTGGAGAAAACTATGGCTGCTGTGTATAATCCGCTTACACACCGTGACCTGACTGCGCGTGGCGGATACCGCATGGATACTTTCTATGAGAAGATCCGTGACAGTGAAGTGTTCTTGACAAAAAAAGGAGCCTTTACTGCTGATGCGTCTCAGTTAGAAGAGATCAAGGCGGTGATCAATACAAAGGCTCGTGGGCCTAAAATGAAAATCAAGGGTAAGATTGATAAACGTAACGTCGTCCTTGATTACCCCAATGATTTCCTTAAGACACCAGAATTTGGTGGCAAGGGATCAGGCTCAGGTACAGCAGCTGAAGATCGTGCGCTTACCAACTTCAGGAAAGAACTCGAAGCTGCAATGGCAAAAGAAAAAGAAGGTGTGTTGATGATGAAGGTTGGAGGCCGAACAGTTCGTGTCGCTGGTATCGAATCAACACCTGGAACACCAAAGTCTGATTTCCACCTGGTTGATGATAAAGGTAATGAGGTTGCATGGCTATCACATAAAGACGGCACAAAGGCTTCTCAATTCCAGCAGTATGGTGGTCTGACCAAGGACTGGAAAAAACTATACTCGAATAACTCAGACGTTCTCTCATTCATCGAAGCAGTAAAGACTTTACGTCCAGAAGGATTACAACGCGGTGATTCATTCTGGCGGTTTGTGAAAGACAACAAGGTAGCAAAGTTTACTGTATGGGGACCAGACCACGGCCAAAAGGCAGGTCGTAATAATGTAGATGAGTTTCATCAAGGCACGATGAAGCTCGTAAAGCGTGGAAGATTCTATGAGATTGAATCAGTACACAAAGCTACAAATGGTGAAGTGCCAAAATCAGCAGGATCCGGGGATTACACAGCAATCTACGTTGCTCGATTCACGTCTGACCGTGGATTCCCTGGACTACCGAATGCACGAGTAGGTGTATTCGCTCGTGATTATGTAAGCTCAAAAGCGAAGGAAATCTAATGCAGTTCAAAGATTACATCACAGAACAAAAGAACACTCACATGACACATATCGAGGATCGCGTGATCTATGGTGGTGTCAAGGGCGCGCGTGATGCTATTCTTGCATTGAGATCACTTCGTGATATGCTCGCTGGTAACGCAAAGGGAGCAACCGATGTCACGGTCAAATGGGACGGCGCACCTGCCGTCTTCGCTGGCATCGATCCATCAGATGGAAAATTCTTTGTCGCAAAGAAAGGAATTTTTAATAAAAACCCCAAAGTCTATAAAACCGAAGCTGATATCGATGACGATATTCCTGGTGCCGACTTGAACAACAAGATGAAGATTGCTTTACGTGAGTTATCTAAGCTTGGTATTAAAGGCGTAGTACAAGGCGATATAATGTTTACTTCGGATGATTTGAAAACGGAGAAGATTGATGGAAATAGTTATGTTACTTTTCATCCTAATACCATTGTATATGCTGTGCCTGATGGAAGTGATGAAGCCAGGCGTATGCGAAAAGCTAACATCGGAGTTGTGTTCCATACTTCATATACTGGGGCGACGTTTGAAAAAATGCAAGCAAGCTACGGAGTCAACGTTGCCAAATTCAGGAGAGTTAATTCTGTATGGGCGGAGGACGCGGAACTCAGAGATCTATCAGGCACTGCTACACTCACAAAAGCAGATACTGATGAGGTCACAGCTGCGTTGTCAAGAGCTGGAAAGATTTTTAACCGAATCGCAGGATCCACTCTTAGAGAGCTCGAAAGAAACGAAGACCTTCAAAAAATCATCGAAACCCACAACAACAGCTACGTACGAAAACAAGAACTAATCAGAGATACATCCTCACATGTTGATTCTCTTATTCGTTTTGTGAATGATAAGTACCAAAAAGAGATTGATAAGCGTAAGACAGCTGCGGGTAAAACAGCTCAAGAAAAGAAGAGAGATGAATTACTTGCTTTCTTCTCGCCACAAAACAAAAAATCGCTAAAATTTTTGTTCGATTTACAACAAGCGATCGTAGTGGCGAAATTAAAAATTATAAATAAACTAAACAGATTGAATCGTATTGGCACATTTGTCAAGACGAAAAATGGATATAAAGTTACCGGAGCCGAAGGGTTTGTTGCGATTGACAGACTTAAGGGTGGTGCTGTCAAGTTAGTTGACCGTATGGAATTCTCTGCAAATAACTTTAGTCCGGACATTATTAAAGGCTGGGAATCAGTATCCCGATCCTAATGGAAAGAGCGAGACAAAGATGTATAGCTTCAAAGACCTAATGGTGGTCGACTACAAACCAGGTAGCGACGAACAAATTAAATACCGCGCTCAAAAGCGAAAGCGCGGATCCGACGATACGTCTGGTACTATCAGTGCTGGCATGCAATATGCCACTGAAGATGAAGTTATCGAAGCTCTTTCTACTCAACAAAGAATTAAGCTCAAGCAAGCAATGCGCCGTAACAAGGCTCGTATTGCAATGGGTCGTCGTCGAGCATCTCGTAGAATTGCTACACCAGATAAACTCAAGAAGCGAGCTCAACGACGCGCACGTAACCAAATCCTAAAAAAGATCCTCAAGGGTAAGTCCAAGTCAGACTTATCATATTCAACTCGTGCTTCATACGAGAAGATGGTAAACAAGCGTCAGACCGCTATTAACCGTATTGCTAAGAAAATCCTCCCACAGGTTCGTCAACAAGATCGTCAAAAGCTAGCTCGTAGGGGTGGTGACGACAAGTGAAGGGTTTTGCAGATTACATAACTGAAGCAACGAAAGAGGTAACGTTTACCTTCGGCCGCTTTAATCCGCCAACGACTGGCCACGAGAAGCTTCTTGATGCAGTATCAAAAGTTGCTCGTGGTGGTAAATACGTTGTGTACGCTTCGCAATCAACTGATAGAAAAAAGAATCCATTAGACTACGCTACTAAAGTCAAGTACATGCGAAAGATGTATCCGCGTCACGCACGTTCTATTATCCTTGACAAGAAAGTTCGTAACATATTCGATATTCTAGTTAAGTTATATGACCAAGGTGTTAATGTTGTCAACCTAGTTGTTGGCTCTGATCGTGTGCCTGAATTTACTGCTCTTGTTAACAAGTATAACGGTGTCAAAGGTCGTCACGGCTTCTATAACTTCGAGAGCGGAATTAATGTAATCTCTGCAGGTGAGCGTGATCCAGATGCAGATGACGTAAGTGGTATGTCAGCATCTAAGATGCGCGCGGCTGCTGCAGCTAATGATTTTGCTGGCTTCTCGAAGGGGCTTCCAAAAGGTTTTAAAGAAGCCGAAAAGNTATTCAATGATGTTCGTAGAGGCATGGGACTGAAAGAGTCTTATGACTTCCGTGAACATATCCAACTTGAGACGGTATCAGACACNCGTGAAGCATACGTTGCTGGTGAGTTGTTCAATGAAGGTGATGTAGTTGTTATCAAGGAATCAGACGAGGTCGGTCAAGTAATCATGCGTGGTTCAAACTACGTGTTGGTTGAAATGGCTGACGGTAAGAAACTACGTAAGTGGTTAGATGACGTCGAGATTATTCAGGAAGCTTGTTGGGATACACATAAACAAGTCGGAATGAAGATGAAGAATGGTAAGCAGGTACCAAACTGTGTACCAAAGAACGAAGCCGAGGATCCTGATATAGGGGATCGTAAGGGTTCTCAACCAGCTAATTACCATAGGGGCTTAGCAAGGTCAACTAAAGTAAAGCGTGACGCACAATTTAAGAAGCAGGCGAAGATGGATGATGATGATCCAAATGCTTATAAGCCAGCTCCTGGTGATAAGTCAGCTAAGACTAAGCCATCAAAGCATACAAAGAAATTTAAACAAATGTTTGGAGAAGACGTGTTATCATTTAGTTCATTCGCAGATGTGATTACAGAAGATGTTGATGCCGCACTGCAAAAGAAAGCAGATAAGACCGGTATCTCTAAAAGCATCTTAAGACAAGTTTATAATAGAGGTGTTGCTGCATGGAAGACTGGCCATAGACCAGGAACGACTGCATCGCAATGGGGTTATGCGCGTGTTAATTCATTCGCTACTAAATCAAAAGGTACTTGGGGCGGTGCCGATAAGGATCTTGCAGCTAAGGTAAGGGGCAAATAATGTCTAAATCATTTTTTAATTTTAGAGAAGAGAGCGGTGCAGGTGACACTGGCACGGATTCTCTTGTAAACAAATATAAGTCTGAGACTCCTGGCCAGGGTGAATCCGGTGAGAAGAAGCAGAAAGCTCGTAAGGGTGACATGCTTCAAAACAAGGATGAGCCTAAGAAGTCATTAACCTCAGAAGATGTTGTCCCATCTGCAGATCGTAAGCCTGTCAAGTACCGTGACCCCAACACAGGGCGTACTAAAATAAAGATGCAGCCTGCAAA